GACATCATTTCCATTTAAACGCCTCCTTAATTTTCATAATAAGTGACTGATCATCTAATCGGTTCCCTGCTGTTATTGACTCAGCAATAACTTCATTATATCTATTTTGTAATCCAGAGATATCAGCATATTCACTAATTTTATATAAATAATTATAGTCTATAGCTTGTTGCTCTTTTATAAAAGATATTATTGGAGAATCCATAGACTTTTTAGCTTCTTCAAGGTTATTGTACCGTTTTTTGTTATTTTTGTAAAACTTTTTAGCTGTATCCCAATGCTTCTTGTGTGTCAATTCATGAATAAGTATATCTTTTAAATCGACAGAAGCAAAATAATTATCAAGGAGTAAATTTTTGGCTGATTCCTCTGAGTGTAGTTCATCACTAATAAATAGAATATCTTGTTTATAACTATAGCCAGCCCACCCTGATAATTTAGATTTCTTTAAAAAAACAACCGTTGGGACTTCATAATCAAAAATTAACTTAAGGTTATTTTCAACAACATACATGGTATCTCTAATCTTTTTTGTATCGTCTTGAACCCAGAAATCATAATCAGTACCATATATTTTTTTAGCATGAACTCTAATATCTTTGCCTACTGTAAATGATTGGTTCTTTGACATTAAATCAAATGGCTTCATATCTTTATTATACCCCTCATCCGCCTCTTTTCCAAGCAATCTTCTAACTTCTTCAATATCTCGTTCGTCCGCTCTGTCCATGTCCTCATCATCAGGAACGATCGTAGACCGACAATTAGGATGTAGTGGCGGCATGTTGTAGCCAACTTGCACTTCAGATACCTAATTTCTCTAAATCTAATTTTCCACTCATCAACTCAGGCAACAAAGCGTCCCTCAATTCGCTAAGATATTCATTCTCCATGTTATTCAGAAACATAATATGCGACTTCCACATGTTGAATAGTATCACCATCATTTCCGACTGGATTTCTCCGTCATTCTGCTTAAATTCCATCTGATTCTTGTTTTTCGTTAATTGTAAATAGTCTTTAAGGATCAGTTCTTCGCCTATTAATGCTTTGATCGTTTGATTAAGTTGCTTGGTTTCTTCTTTGTCCTTTTTCAAGGCTTCTGCCGTCATTTCAAGGTGAAGTTTTTTAGCTAAGGTTTCATTGATCACAAGTTTCAATGCATTCCTTAATCTAGCTATTTTATTAATATCTGTAACAATCTCTCGGTAATCCCTCCTGTGCGATAGTTTTTCCTCTGTTTCCATATAACGGCTTGGAGTTAGCAACCAGCCCTGCTCTTGAATCTGATCTAAGGTTACCCGACAACTAATGCCTTGTCCTTCTTTGTAATGCACCACATCATCAACTAATTGCTCGATTCGTTCATCAGACAGAACAGTCACTTTCTTAATGTATTCACGATTGGTATGGGCACTTCCACCAAATTGCCCCTTTTGATAGCGAACTTCCTCGTTTCCTAACGTTCGAGCATCTACCATCATCACATCTTTCGTCTCCCTGTTTTTTCGAATCACCAGCAAGCAAACAGGAATAGAAGTACTTTCAAACATTCTTTTGGGTAACGCAATCACGCCTTGGATGTAACCTTCTTCTAATAGCCATTTTCTAATCTCTTTTTCTTTCTTATTAGAGCTACTTAGTACACCCATTGGCAACAAAAAAACAGCTTGGTGATCAATTTCTGCCAAAGCTGTTTGAATAAAAGCATAATTCGCGTTACTTTTTGGCGCCGATTCAGGGATAAATCGCTTATCTTCATAAGGTTCCCACTTTATGTTATACGGCGGATTACTGATCAATCCAGACATGCGAGAATCGCTCTCCTTTCTCTAGCTGAAATGTTTTGAATACCTCTTGCTTCAAAACATCGCTATGAATTACTTGTCCTTCTATGTTTCTAATCGCCAAATTAAACAACAAAAAAGGAATAACGTTTTGGTCAAATTCATAACAAATAAATTGCCTATGCGGATTAAGACACCACGACTGAATCGTTAAAGCGCCTGATCCTGCACAGAGATCTTTGACAGGATCTTCTTGTTCAACAAATTTTCCCATCAATTTGGCTAAGCTTATCGGCGTAAAGTCTTGCCCTAAATTTTCACGATCCGCATAATAATATTGATAAATCTTTTGAAGATAGTCTGTTCCTAGATCACCATCAATCAACTTAACGTAGTTAGCCATCTTTTGTTGATCATTGATCAACACACACTCAAGCAACTTTGCGCCTAAATCGTGAATCGATTCAACAACAAACAACGCCATCAGTCGATCTCTTAAAGTTTGTAATTCCATACTTCCTCCTTAATTTTGGGTATACAAAAACCACCTTCCTTTCGGTCGGTGGTTGCTATAAAAACTTACTTAATTCTCCTGTAAAATCTTCAACTAATTCCCATTTTCCACCGGGACTTGATCCATCAATAGGTCGGGGATTTTTAAGTGAATAAAGGTAATCTTCTTTACTATCATCAACTACTCGCAACATATCCCCACGATCAACGTTGATGACATCGTAGATTTCATCATTTGTTAGACTATCTATGCCAAAACTTTCCCCGTTATAGCGTACTCTACCTATAACTTCCATTTCTTTATAGCTATCAGTCTCGCATTGATAAACTTGTCGTTTCACTTTTTATCCCTCCTTAGCTTTAATTTGATTTCCGTTTGCTCAGTATCATTTTTTCTGTACCAGTGCATATCGAACATATATTTAGCACTTTCAATTTTACCTACTGCTTTTTGCCAATCGTTTGGGTTCCCCCCATATTGATTGACTAATTTATGCTTTACTCTTAATTCTGTACCACTACCTTTACCAGCAATCACTTTTACATTCGTGATTTCAGCACCTTTTGGAATAAATAACTCCTCACCATTCATCACATAATCAAAGCGTTCTTCCAATCCTATTTTATCATAATTGCGTACAAACTCAATATCTCGTTCATCCGCTCTGTCCATGTCCTCATCATCAGGAACGATCGTTGACCTGCAATTCGGATGAAGTGGGGGCATGTTATAACCGGGCTGTGCTTCCGATAGCTTATAAGCCTTATCTAGCTTCGAGATATTCATACAAATATCAGACGTTCGACTATCAATGTGAACATGAATTCGATATAGCTTTAATCCAACATCTTTATAACGCTTCAAGGTAGCGTTATTAATGACCATGCTCCCATCTGTACGAACTAACGTCTCCGCTCGATGTCTGGCTACGTCATGCCTCTTTCTGATCTCTGTTGCCATTTCATGTGGACTAAAGCCTTTCACAAAACCACGAGTTAGAGTCTTGTGTAAGTCCCTAGCTAAATGATCCACATTTCCCCAAACTTGCTGAGAGTAGTTATACCCTTTGAACGGTGTCTTCACTAGCTGCTCAAGTGCTGGCTCGTTTAAGGTGCTATCAGATAAGCCACCGCTAATCTTACGATAAGAATGCTTAGCTAATTTCTTCAAATAGCTATCAAATGACCCCGATACTTTGCCTTGAAGCAAGCCTAATTGATAAGTAAGATCCAGCTTCAACGCATCTAAGCGTGTCGCTTTGCTAGAAACATACTGCTCGTTAAGTCGCTCCAGTAGCTCTGGTGTCTTGACCTCTTCACGGTATCTTCTGGCATTTTCTCGATAATCGCTTAAATCGGTACGTCTAAGCCGCTGCTTAGCTTCTTGAATGGTAATCTTATTGTCTTCTGCATACTTCGCATAGAAGGCAAATATTTCCTTCTGAACATCTTTAAACGTTTCGCTGTACAATTTAGCGAGTTCTTGAAACATGACCTTGTCTTGCTGCTCAGCATACTGCATTAATTCTTTGGTACGGTTCTTCCAGTAGCTAGACTTCTTCACCATCTTCTTCACCGCCTGCGCCCTCTGCAGTTTCCATTTCAGAGTCTTCACTTTCAGCTTTAATTCGTTTTAATTCGTCTTCTGGGCTAACCCCTGTCACTGAATTCAAAATTTCATAAACCGTTGTATCTGATACAACGTTGTAAAGATCTTTTGACATTTCAATGACTTCTTTGCCAGATTTTGGAACATTTGGTGTGAATATAACACTTGTTTGGCTAATTTGTCGATAAGCAGTGGCTTCGTTTCCTTTAATTGACCAAATATTAGCAGCTAAACGTAAACGACGCATTAAGCCTTGCTTAAACAATCGCTCTTGTTGCGCTCTTAGGTTATCAGACGCCATCAATTTGTATTTCATGGATTCACCACTTTGATTGCTTCCGAAATGTTCATCACTAGTGTCTGGTGTGAACGTAAAGCGTAAGATATCACCAACTAATCGCTTCTTGTAGTCTTCCGCACCTTTTGAATCATAAGCTTTCACTAAATATTTTGCGTCAGGCTTCACCCCATCAGGGTTAGGATTATCATCTAAAATAATCATTTTTGACTCCCTAAAAGCAAGTGATATCCCTAACCGTCCATTCGGATTGATCCGCCCATCTTCTAAAAAATCTTTTTCGTCTGCTCCTGTGTAAGGGTTACCACTAATCACTAAAATAGCATCCACGCTATCTTGCTGAAAGTTTGCTAATTCAGATTGTGATAAATCGTAAGCATCGATCGTGTCTAGTACCGCTTCGTAACTACCAGTACGGTCTTCATTGTTTTTGTACTCGTTAATCGGCTCACCTTTAAGAAAATGCTCCTCACTTGATACGAAATGCATCGATGAGTTTTTGTCCCGACTATCATCTGCATAGCGATAAACCGCATCTTTGGTGTAAACGACAATATACGACTTACGATAACCTTCACCGTAATCAATGGTGTAGTAGTTCACCCCAAACAACGATTGATCATGATAAGAATCATCGTACACAACAAATGTCTGTTCTGGCGCTAGCTTAGTAAGCTTAACCGTGATTGGTGAACTTTCGTCATAACGCTCAACAGTCAGCAGCTCATAAGCTCGACCATAAATAGATAAATCTGTTTTAATCAAAACATTGTGTGCCGCTTCGTTGTTTTCTTCAACAAATAAATTAATTTGCTTTTGCAACGTTGTGTCTTCGTTCTTGTACTGAACAGGACGGCCCAGCATGTAGCCTTGTTCAAAGATCGTAATGTAATGCGCAAAGTCACTAGCAATGCGATTATCCGCTGCAGGAGCAAAAGGCTCTGCAGAAAAAGTAGCGACTATCTTTTGTTGAGAGATTCCAGAAAGTCGACAAA